TATTCGGCTTGTGTTAAAATCGCACCTTTTTCAGCAAAGTACATTGCTAAGTCACGACATAATTTAATTCTTTGTGGTCTATTCGCCATCTTCGTCTGTTTCCTCTGGTCTTCCGCCTTCTGACGGGTTAGCTGCTGAGCCTGCAATATTTGCCGGCACTCTGATTTCTGCGGTACCTTCCATCTCTGGGAAGCCTAGTTTCTCTCTAGCTTCTGCGGCAGTAATAATACCACCGTTTACTAGTGAAGTATAGTAAGCAGACGCATCGCGTAGCTCAGGCTGTAGAGCAGGTATGTCAGTAATATCTTCTTTTAACTCAAAGCCAAAATATCTTTCGAGTGCAAAATTCATTTTTCGAACGATAGGAAGTATAGTCTCCAAATAATACATTCGCATATTTGGGCGAATGTTGGCGTTGTTGCCAGAGTCAAGCATAATTGGAGGCACTCCAAGCGCCTTCAATATTATCTTTTCGTTATCGGCTATGCTATTTTGAAAATCAAGATCTTTAAAATTTACATTTGAGATCGAATCTACTTCAATTCCACCGTCCAAAATGAGGGGTCTACGACCGCCTGCTTCTGGTTGATATCGTGACTGCCACGACACCATCATACGTTCTTTAATCTTTTCAGAAAGTGTGTTTGGTGACTTGAGTACTAATCCAGGAACTGCACCGTTCTTAAAGAAGTTATCTTGGAACTTACGCATTTTCATCATAAGTTGCATAGTGCGTAGAGCAGGACTCAAACGCGGAACACCTCGATAAATTGAGTGAAAGGAGTTCTCTTTAATATGTATAATTTCGCTAGGCTTATAGTTTACTTTCTCATTGTAAGTGAACTTTTCAATGTAAGTATCTGTGCTAGAGTGTATAACCATTTTATCGGAAGGAAGGTGGTACAAATGTGCACCATCATAGTATATAAAGATATTACCGTCTAGTATGAAGTCGGTGATAAGATTGCGTTTAAATGTATTAATGTCCTGAAAAGGATTAGGCTCTTGGTTTAAAAGCAAATCAACTTTGGCTCTCTTAATACCTTTAATGATACTATTGCCCTTATGCTGTCCACCAATTAGGGTAGGTATCTCAGCCGCATCATCTACAATAATATTTACTGCACGGTTTACAACTTCTAACTCTTCATAAGCTCTCTCGTATGAGAAAGTGGGTTCACGGGAGTTTTGGATTTCATTGCCGTAGTACTGCTGCGCAGGATTTAGCTTTTCCTCCACTTCAACGTGTTTTTTCTCGAAAGGGTTATACCAAGCCATGTTTTTCTCTTTGAATCTCTACCCAGCGCATCTGTTTCTTTGCAGTCCCTAGCGCAGGGTCTTTCCCGTAAATTGAGTGAAGTTTTAAATGATGTGTATGACATAATGTTGCTGTGTAGTCATATAGCTCATCATGATGTTCTTCTATAAAGTCATCCCGAAGAGATTGAATGTACTCGGGATTGTGTTTGTTTTTTAGTAGCCACTGATTTAGCAAGGGAGTTAAACTGTAGAAGTGGTGAAAATCGAGCTGTTCGGTTTCACCACAAATCTCGCAAGAGTCTCCCTTTGCATACTTGGACTTTGCCTTATCTCGTACATACTTTACATAGTCACGTTTTAACTTAGGCATTTTCCATTGGTTCCTGATTTTTCATTAGAAGAATTATATCGAGTTTAAGGTGTCTTGTCAACCACTATTTTTGAGTAGGTATCGCTAGAAGGATACTTGCGAGGTTTGAAATGAGTAGAGTGCGTATCTTAAACCATCTGCCATGTGAGAAGCCATGTTGTGTTTCGGCTTTTCCCTTATTAGATTAGGGTTTGGATCCCACTGATAAGAATCTAGGCACTTCAAAGATTCCTTGCATTCCTGATCTACAAAAAGTTTATCATTATCAATAATTCCTGCAACGTGTCCTATGCCGTCAATAACAGACTTCTTAGCGTTAATACTACTAATATCATAGTTCTGTGCAAGATCAAATCGAGTCTGCTGTGCCGCCGAGTCAATGTAGATAAAGTCGATATCCCATCGTTGAATTAATTTTTGTATCTCTACTGCATGCTGCTCAGTAGTGCGCTCATTATTGAAATATTCGTCTACCAGATAGTATTTATCTTCATCCCAGTCATACGCAATTACACAGAATGCGGTAGGATCTTTGAAACCTACGTCTAACCCCGCAAAGACATCCATCTTACGAGTATCAAACTGAGACAAGTCTTTAACCTGTGTTTCAAAGTTAAACTTCCATATCTGTCCTTCATAAGTATTAAAGTCAGCTTCGTACTCTTGCTTAAACTCAGCTTCTGACATAGACTTACGCGCTTCTGAAATATCGGACTCAGACATACGAGGGTTATCTCTATAAGTTGCTCTTATTGATGCCCATTCTGGAAAGTCGTCAGAAAAGCCTCTGTAGAAAAACTCAGAGAACCAGTTATTGCGACCCCGTGGAGTGGAGATAAAGATTGCTTTAGAATTAGGTTTGTCTAGTGTGGGTCGAAGTGCTACGTTGAAAGCATCCTTACCGTCTGCAAGTGCGGCTTCGTCAAATATAATAAGATCATATGATCTACCTACACAAGAGTCGACCTGATTAACAGAACCCATACGTACAGTAGAGCCATTAGATATTTCGATAACTTTATCTTTTGCATTGTCTTTAGTAACTTCTAGATCGAAATGCTTAATCAGATTCCTTTGAAGGTCAAAGGAGATCTGAGACAAGGCATAGTTAGGAGACATAATCAAGATATTAGAGCCAGGTACCAAAGACACGAGCTGTCCAATGATGTTGGCTATGTATGTCTTGCCCTGCCGCCTAGAAACGGCAGCAGACACAAAACGATACTTTGGGTTATTAATCGCATTGATAATTGCTATCTGCGAAGGTAACGGAGTGACATTCAATAGCTCCATATAAGGTGCTATTGGAAGTTTAAGGAATCTTGCCTCAGATCCTATTTCAACTATTTCATCAGAGATAATATCTCTTCTGCTTATTTCTACTGCCATGTTCTAGTCTTCTTTTTTAATTAGTGTCCAGATGCCATACCCTAAACCTACCCAGGCTAACATCTTTGCCAGTCCGCCGAATAGTATTACAGAACCACAGACTGCTATTAACATTGCACCATCCCAAGATGTGCGTTCTTTCATTGCTGCTTTAATCCATTTCACACTGAGTACCTCTCTTCTTGTGTCCGTTCCAGGCTACAAAACCTGCTAAGCGCAGTGTCCAGTATGCTAGATAGTTGAGTACTTTGAAACCATTTACTTCAATACAAATGTCTCGGAAGAGTCCGTCCATATGCTTCTGATCATGGTGGCCAATAGTAGTTCCATCTAAGCGCATAAGAGTAGCATACTTGTAACCGTAGTCGTGAACTAAGCCGCCCATAAGTAGTACTCCTACAGGGGACAAGAAGGTAGCAAGGAATTTAGGAACTGATGCTCCATCAAATTCGAAACCTGCTGGTATCTTGTAATCTTCTCCATTAAGACTGTATTTAAAGTCTTGTTCAATCTTCCACTTACGAGAACTTAGCAACCACATAAGAATGCCTTTCCAAAATCCTTTACCTTTTGTCTTAATTGGTAAGGGAGACATAACTGGCATAAACTTATATTTAAAATTTATAGGTTTATCTGTATCTTTGTCAAACTTATTTACTACAAAACCTGCAAGTACCAGTACTGCGAGTACTGTCCACTGCCAAAAGGTCATTGCTAAATCAAGTAACATTTCCATTATTTCTTTCCTCCTACTGCTTCTTTGGCATAAAATGCCGCTACAATTGCGGCTACCGATACGAAGTAAGTAGGTGCCATTGATCCTAGAGTTTTCTGTGCTTCGTCTAAACCTGCAAGACTAGCTAGTACTACTGCGAAAGGGTATAGTAACATTCCGGCTAAAGCGAACCATGCCATGTTACGTTGTGCATCTCGCATTGCATCTGCGTCTTCTAACTCTTTGCGCTTTGCTTCGAGATACATCTGTTGTTCGGCTTCGGATACTTTTCCGTCACCATTAGTGTCTGCAGGATGAAATTCTTTTTCTACCATTTTGCTTTGTCCGCCCAATATGCTGCGGACATCTTGCCTTTAGCTATATTCTTAGCGTGTCGAGCTTTGAAACTCTTACGCTTTGCCTTCATTGCCGCAGATTCTCCGGCCTTAGGCTTCCCTGCCGTTTTAGCTCCCTGCTGACCGAAACGAATTGTTTTAACTTTCGTGCCAACTTTAGCTACAACGATGTGTGACTTTTTAGAGTGCCCTGGAGTACGTTTTGGCTTATTATAACCTGAAACGCCTGCCCGTTTTAACCTTGAGTCCTTTTTTTTCGCTTTTCGCTTTGCTGGCATAAAACTACTCCTTACCTTTACCTGTGTCCACTGCGCCTCTTACATCTGCGCCTGCGGCTACTGCGATATCTGCTACTCCATCTCCGACTGCTCCGAGAGTGGTGTTGATGATGCCTTGAGTGCCATCAATGGCAGCATTCATCGTTCCACAAGCTGAGAGTAAAAGTAATGCAGATACTAGAATTAAATATTTCATTAGCTTCTCCTTTTGCTTTTTCCGAGTGTGGTTTCCTTCCCACTAGTGCGGTACGTACCTCTTGATACGCAGAACATCATCCTTGTTACTCTATGAAGTCTTCTCTCGATAAATCAAGAGTTTCTTCGTTCAAGCACTCGCAAGGATCACAATCGCAATCTTCGCACTCGCACTCGATGCCGGAGGCTTCTTTAGCCTCTTGTTCAGTGGCGAACTTACTAATTTTTCCATTAACATCCGTAAGTACCCACCGTCCTCGTTTCTCTACAATTTCCATTCTACTTGCCTCCCTTTTTCTTTTTCGGCTTTTTCTTTTTAGGCCGGCCTACTGTAGATCCATATGTTCCTTTACCTTTTGGCATAATACTTTCCTTATCCGAGGGTGTTTAGTAGAGTAACTAACACGCCTGCTAGGAACAAAATTACTGTTCCGCCCATTGCCATCATACGGGACTCTATACGCATGAGTCCTTTTTCAACGTCTGTTAAACGCTGAAAACAAGTTTTCCAACGCTCTTCGCATTGTGTTTCGTGAGTAGCTTGCTCCATTTCTAGTCGAGATACTTTAGGAAGTACCGCTCTGAACTGGTGCAGGTCTCTTTCGCCCCATTGATCGTTATTCTGTTCCATTAAGTAGTTTGTCCATAAGCTTACCATAATTCCCCTGACCAAAAGGAACAGACTCATTAATCTGTACGTTTGTCTGGTTCTTGATATTGCTTCCTTCGGCTTTGAGGAGATCGGCTTGTGCCTTAATCTCATCAATACGCATTTTATGTGCCATCTGTAATAGATCGGCCAAGTCTTTGCTAGAGTATACACCAGACTCCTGGGCTTCTTCTAGTTTTGACGCGATCATCTCGTCTAATAGGGCTCCGATGTTGTTCTTGTTACGGTAGCCCATATCTAAGTACACTGTATCAATATACTTCTTTACTTCACGTTTATTTAGTACATCTACTACTTGTTGTTCAGATACTTGCAGGTACTCACATACGCCGCGTATATTCCCGTACTGTAGATAACTATTCGCTATCTCCAGTCCTTCTGGAGAAATTGTGGTTAGTTCTTTTGTCATGGTTCAAATTATACTCAAATAGTAGTAGGTTGTCAAGAAGTTTTTTTCTCAGGTCTAGTCAGCTAGCGGGTTATCGAGTGCTCGCTGCAGTTTCTTTGTTAGACGTTCTTCTAGTTCTTTCATGTCGCGATCCGAGTCTGACTTTAAAGCGTCACGTTTTGTTTCGAATCGGTCATTTGCATTATCAATCATTAGTCTTACTTTTTCTTCAGATTCCCGCACTTTATCTTCTACGCGGTCTGCTTGTTTTTCGATAGAGATAATATCATCTCGTAGTCCGGATTTGATGTCTCGAGTGTATTCGATTGCTTCATCGAGCTTAGTCTCTATAACATTGTTGCGGGCCTCAATAGCACCTACATCTATGTTTTGGACAATTTCTTTCATATCCATGTAATCACTGTAGAATTCAAAACCGGCCCACGCTGTACCGCCAAGAGTAGATAGTGCAGTAAGCAGTACCATCATCTTGCCGCCTTTGAAGGTCATTCCTCCAATTTCAAACTCTGCCATTACTAGTCCTCGTTTTCAGCAAACTTTAAGTTACGCAGGTTTGCTATCTCTTGCTTTAACTTGAATACTTCCATTCTCTTCTTCTCAAGTTCTAGCTGGTATAAGGTATTACAATTAATTCTTTCTTTAGGAGCACCTATAGGTATGTTAATACGCGCATAGACACCTATATCGTTTGTTCTTACGGAAGGCTGTGTAAAGTCCTGGGGAGTACTGGAGTAAGGGTTATTACCATATCCGTTGTCTATAAAGCCTACAACTCCGAACTCGACATTAGTAGAGGAGCCAATAGCATTCTGACAGTCTACTGTTCCTGAACGTATTCTGTCGGACGCATAGCTTTGAGGGCTACTCGGGAGATTGAGGTTTAGGGAGCTGGAATCTGCTCGACCTACCCCTGTCCACAGAAGCAGTGCTATCATTAGTATGTATTTCATTACGTCTCACTTTTTAATTTTTGAACAGATTCTCGATGCGACTATGGAGGTGCTTTTTACACTCTGTAGTATTTTTGATCTAGAACATATATACATTGTTCGTAGCGTATCTTCGTCTCGAATGTATACGTTTACATATTTTCTTTCTTGGTACGCTAGAGGAATAATCTTATTTTCGCTGGCAAACTTTATCTTGTTCCAGTCTTTGTCGAAGACGCCTAGAGAGTAGTATTCTATTTCTTTTCTTGTATTGAACAGTAGCATTTCTGCTTTCGATACTCCAGACATATGAGATGCCGTGAGTTTCGGATAAGTAGGAGTAAATTGATGGGCACTTGCGTACCCACCGATTAGTACTAAAATCAATACGAATAACTTCATTATTGTGCTACGCACTCCGCAGTGATAAAGGCAGTATAGTTACCCGCCGGTAATGCTTTGTCGTAGCCATACTCAGCTATAGAAGATACGTTAAACCATACACTACCTGCTACAGACAGATCGAACTCTGTGCTGTTGTTGTATATGACTTTGCCAGTTTCAAAAGCTGACATGCTTGCATCGGAAGTCTGGCCTACAGTAGTAGCTCCGGACCAATTTACTACATCAGGTAACTCAGGAGAGTTAGAAAAGGAATTTGGAGTAGTAATTACAGCTTTGTATGCAGAAGCAGTAATAATGTCGTAACGAATAATCGGAACTACACCGCCGTCTGCTGCGGTAGTACTTAGCTTATCAGCTGTTGGGTTACCGTACACTCCGTCTGTGTCTGTCATTATGACGCACTTAGATTCAACAGTGCCGTTAATGGGGATAGTTGCCCCTGCTCCTAATGTCACAGCAAGTGTGGGGATTAAGAGTAATAGTTTATTTAGTTTCATAGTTATTAGTTCCTAGTGCGTAAGCACCCTTTGATAATTAATTATCGTATTGATTTGTTACCATCTCTTCATGCTTCTTCTGCTGGGCGAACCCTAGCCTCCTTGCTTTCTTGTTTTTAGGTATACTACTATCAGGGATCATTGGCATATCCTTATAAACCCCTCCGTTAAGAGCACCAGTATAAGAAACTGGTATGTAGTTCATTGCAAACAGTGCTGTCTCTTGGGATGCTGCTTGACCATCCATTGCGCTTCGGTTTATACCTCCGAGGAGTTTTTCTAAGTCCATCTTTACCTTTTTGGTACGCATTTTTCGTTCGTACGCTTCCTCTTCATCCAGCTTCGCCTGCTTTTCAAGTTCTGCTAAAACATACTCATCTTGTAACGGATCGTTAAACTCTACTACAGGAATCATGCTTGGATCAAAAGGTATTTGATACTCGGGACAGCTCGGATCACTTTGAGGATCGTAGCAAGGATCATATTGATAAGTATAGATTACGGAAGGGTCTGTTACACTTCCTGTACCCTCTACTTCAATAGAACCTGCGCCCCATCTTTCTAAAGGTATGCCACCTGTAGCAACTACCTTATAGATCTTGTTTCCTGCAAGTCCTGACCAATCATCAGTCTCTCGAAAGATATAGCCATCACCTTGAGCATCTTTGTTCTGTACGTGGACAAGCATATCATCTTCGATATTCTTTACTGCTGTATACCTATACACAACGTTTCCAATAGTAAGACCAGCTTGCTGTGGAATAATGTTCTGCATTGCCCAGTCATAGGCAGTAGTTTTACCCTGCCCGTAAATAATCTCAGAGCAAGAGTAAGAGGAGTAGGCTAGCAACACCGCCAAGAGCGTAAGCTGTCTCTTTTGTCTTATCATCCATTTTATCCTTTTCTTCGTCACTTTCTGGAAGCTCATTCACTTCAAGACTTTCCCAACCCGCTTTTGCTTCAGCTCCGATCAACCCATCGTAAGGACAAGGTGTACCAGCCATCATCATTGCATCAAATACACGTTTGTCCTGACACATTACCGAAACCGCTGCTACCTTCATGCCCATATCGTAAAGAGTCTTTGCATTCTTTAACTTCTCGCAATTCATGTCTCTTGTAGTAGTTCCCATGGATATACCAAGGATTTGGGTCTGCACTGCACCCGCAACTCCTACCGTACAAAGATCAGAGTTTGATATGTTCATTGTCGGTGTTATAGCCGACGGAGGTGGCGACTTCAATGTAGTAGTCGAAGTACTATTAATATCACTAGTAGTGGTACTATCAGTAACAATTGTGTCAGTGTTTGTTGTATCATCCTGTGCATGTAAAGAGCCGGATAATACAAGCGCTAAAATAAGTAATAATCTGTTCATGTAAAGCCTATTGAGATAAGTTATGGTTTCCATATTTATTTTTACATTATACTAGGAAAGCAAAATAATGTCAAGAACTTTTTTTCCACCCTCAACGAAAAAACGGCTAGACACTAATGTCTATAAGTGTGCCTAACCGCGTGTGCCTGTACCCGTATTTATATCTAAGGTATCTTCCGTAGTTTCTCATTTCCAGCTATATTTGATCTCGCTTTTTAGGCCGTGTTTTTTGAAGTTATCTTCCGTGGTCAATTTACCTTTAAAGGTGAAGTTTCCTTTCTTATGCTTCCAACCGGCTTCGGCTGATTTATATCCACTTTCAAAATAATAATTTTTTCCAACGTCTACTCCAAAGTGCAAAGATGAAGAGTCTTTATCGTAGGGGCCTCCAAACTCTGTAAATTTGTGATTGATTGTGTGAAGTACGTAGGGGGTGAGCTCAACCGCTTGGGCTGCGAAAGGTGAAAGAAGTAATACAATTGTGAACAATTTCAATAGGTTCTCCTGTGGGCTTGGTAGTTAGTTTAATCCGAATATTATACTTGGATTTGGGGAAATTGTCAAGGATTTTTTGAGTATACACCCTTTTGATTTACTGTAATATCTTAAAGTCGTACGCGGAGGGGAGCCCGGGCGGTCTGCTTATAACCAGGTCGTCTAACCGCCCCGGTTTATATGCTTTTTTATTCTAAGCAAAGGGGTTGACTCATTCGCTGAACGTGGTATAATATCACCTCATTAGACAGATAAGGCAAGCAACATGAAAGAATTTATTGATTATTTATTTCTCGCGGTTTTCACAATCGCTATGGTTATTTCTGGAATCATTGCTTGCACTTGCCTGATTTTAATGCTATAATCTAACCTCATTAACTTACTACGGAAACAAAAATTATGACAGATATTAACTACACTCCTGAAATGGTCGCAACTATTAAAGCGGCTCAACCTCTCGACCTTGCTAAGGCTAAGGCATTAGGCGCGGCACTAGATCGCGGCTACCGTTCAATCATTGCTAAGGCTAAACGTGAGGGCTTCGACTATATCAGCAAGCCCGCACCTGCCAAGAAAAAAGCGGCTCCTAATAAGGCCGATATGGTCGCGGCTATTATGGCGGCCACTGGTGCCGATAATCTGGACGGCCTAGAAAAGGCGACTGGATCGGCTCTTAATAACTTACTATCATCGCTTGCATAACTTGGATTAGCCCTGTATAATCAGGGCTTAACCACTGGAGAAATATATGAATACTACCACTGCTACTGCTATCGGATACGTTGGCGCTATACTAATGGCTCTTTTTTCTTTCACTATGCTACCGGCTATTGCTATCCTCGGCCTTGCATTGTTGACCGTTCAAATGGTTTACGCTAGAATCTGGAATCTCGTTATCCTTAACCTCGTATCAATAGGCGGATTTGCCGCCCAACTAATAGGCGCATAATTATGATTAACTATATCTTTGACCTCGACCACACTGTTATCGACTCAAGCCACCGCCAACTGGCGCGGCCTGATGGCTCTCTTGATCTTGACAACTGGCGCGAGAACTGCACCAGAGAAAAAATCATGGCTGATAAAATCCTACCACTGGCCGACCTTATGCGTTCGGCTTGGGATAACAACAACCACGTTATAATCTGCACTGCTAGGGTGTTGAGCGTCTGGGATCATGTTTTTCTAGCGGATAATAATTTGCGCGCTCATGCTATCCTTTCAAGGGTAGAGGGCGACAATCGGGGCGATGCCGAAATGAAACGCGACTTATTACTGCGACACTTTAGCGGCCTAAAAATACCCGTTGCACGTTGGACGCGTCACGCGGTTTTTTATGATGATAATCAGGCGGTGCTTGCAATGGCCGCAAAACTCGGTATAATAACCCGTGACGCAATCAAACTAAACCAACAAATGGGCAACAAATAATGAAACATTTTTATCTTGTGGTAGACACTGAAACAACTAAACGCGGTACTGTGGCAGATTTTGGCGCGGTTCTAATGACTAAACAGGGCGAGATTATAGAGCAATTTGGCGCGATGGTATTGGG